CAAAATGATACTGGAAGCTGCACAAATTTGTTGCACTGCTATCTGGGTAGATGTCCTTCTTGGCTTTGTACCTCGTGCTCTCACAAAAGAAGAAGCAGCAGTGCTCCATGACTACAAAAAAGTTGAGAAGCCTCTTAAACCAGAAGAGCGTAACCTTACTCCGTACTTGGGCATGATGTACAATCATCCTAGTACCATTTGGACACGTTCTTCTCTTGATAACTATGAGTGGACATTCTGTTATGCTCATGCACTTGCGGAAGAGTACAGGTATAGATATGGAAAAGAGCACAAGTCTTTCTGGCAGGTTATTAACAAACTACCTGACCCAACACGACTTGAGCGCGTGGGGCTTACACCATTTGCAATGGCAATGCCCGACGTACTCAAAGACGAGACTGACCCTATTCAGTCTTATCGTAATTACTACATGCTTGACAAGGCTACTTTTGCCAGTTGGACAGGCAGAGATAAACCCACTTGGTGGGATGAAGATTTGGCAGACTACGAACAGAGAATTACGAGGGTATAGATGAGCTTAGTAGAAAAAGCAAGTAGTTTGTTGGAAGACGAAGTATTTGATTTTGAAATACTAGGATTCGTTTCTAGTAGTGGGAAGATATATAAACTAAAAACAGATACCAAAGTATTGTCTGCTCTTTTTGAGATACTCTCCGAAGAGTTTGTAGATAAGCTAAGTGATGGTCATGAAGTAGTGCAGCCAGAAAAGCAAAACTACTATCCTGACTTTACAATAAAAACTCCGGAAGGAAATATTGCTATAGATGTAAAAACTACCTATAAACAGCGAACAAATGGGTTTACTTTAGGTAGTTATACTTCTTTTATAAGAAACAATACAAAAAACATTGTTTATCCTTATGATACATATAACAAACATTATGTTCTAGGATTTATATATGAGCGTGACCCTAGTGGTAGTACACCATATAAAAATGTAGAAGTATTTTTTCAAGAAAAATGGAAGATTGCAGGAAAGCGTCCTGGATCTGGAAATACAAAGAACATAGGAAGTATAAAAGGAAACATAGACACTTTTAAAAATCCTGAACCAGTGTTTAACTCTCACGAAGAGTTTGAAGATTATTGGAGAAACTATGAGTAAAGTTAATTTAGTAGGGCTAACAAAGCCTAGTGGTATTACAGGATGTAGTACGGCAGAAGAGTTAGTAGCCTACGCTGCACGAGTCAGTAACCCAGAAAATCAAGACCACCACGAAAGCTCACCACGATTGCTACGATACCTTATCAAGCATGGACACTGGTCTCCTTTCGAGATGGTATCTATTACTATGGAAATAACTACTACCCGAGATATTGCGCGACAGATGTTGCGTCATCGTAGTTTTAGTTTCCAAGAGTTTAGTCAGCGATACGCTGTACAAACGGGATTTGAAACACGAGACGCTCGGTTGCAAGATCCTAAAAACCGCCAAAATAGTATCGAACTAGATGATAGTGAGAACTTTGGCAAAGGTGGGAACAAGTCCCAGCATGAACGCTTGTATGAAGATTGGTGGATGCGCCAAAGGAAGGTAATAAACGAAGCCGAAAAGCAATACGCGTGGGCTTTAGAGCAGGGTATTGCAAAAGAGCAAGCCCGTGCAGTTCTTCCTGAAGGTAACACTAGTAGTGTTCTTTATATGTCCGGTACTCTCCGTAGCTGGATTCATTACTGTGAATTGCGGCGGGGTCATGGCACTCAGAAAGAGCACATGATAGTAGCAGACCAATGCTGGGATGTAATAGCAGCAAACTTCCCACAAGTAGCTGAGGCATTAGAATGAGTGAAATAAAAGTACATGACCCAGTAAATAGTCCTTTACATTACAAGCGAGAGGGCATAGAATGTATTGATGCGATGATGCAGACCGCGGCATCGCAAGAAGCATTCGAAGAATACTGCCGGTTGAACGCATTTAAGTATTTGTGGCGTTGTCATAATAAAGACAATCGTAAACAAGACTTAAAGAAAGCTATCTGGTATTTGCAGATGGCGATAGGAGAGGATCCTCGTGAGCAAGGGCAGTAAGCAAAGACCTACAGACAAAACTAAGTTTGATACTAATTGGGAGAAGATTTTTGGGAAGAGTAAAAAAGAAAGACTACGAGAATCTGACAGCGACGAACATCGAGAAAGTGATCTCTCATCTGAGCAAGGATCAACCGATCTCGAAGAAAGAAGCCTGTGCGATGCTGAACATAGCATACAACACAGCGCGACTTCAGAGAATCATTGATGATTACGAAGATAAAAAATTATATCGTGAAAAGCGTAAAGCGCAGAATAGAGGAAGAGCAGCTACAAGCGCAGAAATTAGTGAAGCTGTTGAGCAATTCCTGGGAGGAGACTCCATCGCAGAAATCGCAAAAGGAATGTACAGATCCTCTGGATTCGTCAAAGCAATCATCCAAAGAGTAGGCGTTCCTCAAAAGACAGATCAACCTGTAGATTATCTACCAGAACAGTGTGTTGCGGAAGATTTTTCTGAAGGTGAATTGGTCTGGTCTGCAAAATACTCTGCCCCTGCAATAGTAGAACATGAGCTGTCTGTAGATTATCAAGCAGAGCGCGCAGGCTTTGTAGATACAAATTATGAAAGAAAGTATAGCAGTAAGTGCTATGCAATCTACGTAATTCAAAAAGTACGAGACGACACGGATGTGTGGGCTAACGTAGGTACTGGAGGTTTCAATGCTTTTTCGCTTGCTTATGATTTAGGCAAACTTGAGCACTTGAAAGAATACGGAGTTGATTTATCACGTATTTAAAAATACTTCTTGACTTCTTTTGCTTAGTCCACTATAATATATATTATAGAAATGAGGGAACAATCATGATTACATTTTTAATCGGTTTATTAACCTTTGGTATCTGTTTACAAGTATTAGGCGGCTACCTAGCCATAGTAGATCACTACTTTGGGCGATAGATTTTATTACCAACAAATAGCCGCTACGGGCACCTGCCCTGGCGGTCCAATCAACAACAGAAGGAAACGTAAAATGGCGTGGACAGACGAGAAAAAAGCAGAGGTTATCGAGGCGTATGAAGCCGCTAACCCAACTCCAGAAAACAGTATGGAGATCGTCGCAGAAATTGCAGAAGAGCACGATGAGTCACCAAATGGTGTCCGCATGGTTCTAACTAAAGCTGGTGTATATGTAAAGAAAGCTCCAGCAGCAAAGTCAGCTTCAAGCGGTAGTACAGGAGGCGGTCGTGTCTCTAAAGCCGCAGCTATCGAAGCATTGACAGCAGCACTTACTGATGCAGGTCAAGATGTTGACGAAGAAATCGTTAGCAAGTTGACAGGTAAAGCAGCAATGTATTTTGCAGGTGTTATCGCAGCAGTAAACGGCTAATTCTTTTTGAGGGCGTCCGTAGGTGTAAGTCCCTCTTCTTCACATCCCTAAGCAAGACGGCAAGGAAGAAAATTCTGCCAACCCGCTTCACTAGGAGCATATGTGAAAAAAGAAGAACTAGCACAGCTCGTAAATGAGTATGGCGATGCTGTTATCACCTACCGTAGTGAGAATAGTAATAAGTTGAAATACAATGTTTGTACATTGGACTTCAGCACGCCCTATATCCAGCAAAAGAAAAACCGAGCAAAAGAATCTGATAAGACTCTCTTGCTTTTTTGTTGGGACACTGACTCTTTTCGGCTTCTTAAACCTGCTAATGTGACGAGTGTAGTCCCATTATCTTCCATTTTAAAGAATGGGGGCTAACATGGAGCTATATAATGCACCTGAAGTGTATGAGAGAGTTGTACACTACGACACGGAAAAAGAAGTACAGATAAGGCTAACGATAAATAGTTTTCGAGGCGTAGAATATCTACATCTTCGTAAGTATTATCTTGACTTTACTGAAGAATGGAAGCCCAGTAGTGAGGGAATTGCCATGCCTCTTGATTTTAATAACTCAAGAGAACTATTTAGCGGGCTAGTTGAAATCCTATCGCTGGCGGAGAGTAAGGACATAATTGAGGAGCATTTCTCAGATATGATTAAGGACGTTTACACAAAATAGTTCTTGACTTTCTTACTTAAACCCAGTATAATATCTGTTAATTAGTGAGGGATTCTATGCAACATTTTTTGGACAAAGCAGCGGCTATGTACTACTCAGGCACTCCGATAATCTCGGATGCTGAGTTTGATAGTCTAGCACAGCAGTATAATTATGATAGTGTGGGCCATGTCGTTACTGACGGCATTCCTCATATGTTCAGAATGTACTCTTTGCGAAAAGTTTTTGACATAAATGAAGTAGATTTTGTAAGTACAGAATATGTACAAACACCCAAACTAGACGGGGCGGCAGTGTCTTTGATTTATGTCAATG